TGGATAGTTCAAATAGACGCATTATCTCTTTATGCGACCGGCACCTGCTACAGGCACCTCTTCTTCTGGTTCTTCAACAGAAATATCATCATCAACGCTAAAATCTTCACCACCAGCAGGTGCTGCCATATCAGCAGACATATCCATATCAGCAGACATTTCAGGAGCCTCATCACCAAATGCATTATCAGCAGCCATTTCGCCACCTTGACCAGTAATACCGTTCAATGCAGATTGTAATGTACCTTTACTTTGTGTCAATGAAGCTTGTAACGCAGTTAATGCTTCAGTAACTTGTTGACTGAAAGTTTCACTTTCATTAACACCAATTTCGCTTTGAACACCTGATGTTAATGCTGGTAATTCTTTTACTAACATATCAGATACTTCTTCAACCATTTTCTGTACTTGGTCTACCATGTCTTGGGCTGCAAGAACAACCTGTGACTTTTCAACTTCTTCGTTTTCTACAACGATTTGAGTTCTAGGTAGTGACTGTAAGTAGCTAAAATGATCAGCTAATGCTTGTTCCATAAACACTAGTTTCATGTACGATGGACTAGTTTGGCTTTGATAAAATTCAGTAGATGATTTAGTTTCATTAATCAATCCACGAACTTTACTAAGCATAGACTTAGTTTCCGTTACGGTCATTCTCTTTGTATTGAACGGAAGAGAATAGTGTTCATTCAACGCTTGTTTAGCAGTTGATATTTTTTTGTTGTCGAATTCAGTTAGTTTCATAGTTATATTCCAAGACTAATATAAAGTATTTATCTTTTTTGTTTTATTGTTAGGGTTTTGTGTCAAATCTTTTAGTTTGCCATTTTTTGGAGTCATTAATATATGTATATAATTCATCCGTAAAACGTCTTTTTTTCAGTTTATCTTCACTTAGTTTGGATAAAACAATTAGACGATCATCCGTATTTTTAGCATTTTTGAAGATTTTGGTATGTAATGATATATCTACCTCTAATCCAGCTAGTAAATTGTCCAATTTTAATATCCTATTAGCCTGATATAGCATATTTCTTTTGTCAAATGTACACCAAGCTACAGCATGTTTTAACGTGTTAAAATTATGAGTGGTGAATGTAGTATGCATCTTTACTATATATTCATTATTATTATTCTTAGTAATATGATACATATTGAATAGCTCATAGCTATTGTCAGAATTTTGAAAAATAATAACATCTTCCAATTGACCAACAAAATCTGTTTTCATCAGCTTTTCTAGCTTTTTTTCTGCATTAATTTTTTTACTCATATTTTACTACCTTAAAATATATGTTTTTAAGTTCAACTGATGTATCTAAAAATGCAGGAAGTTTATCCCAAACAGTATCAGTTTTAATCATTGGTACTGTATCACAATCACTATACAACGCTCCTAAATCATTAACCCCATCATTGAATACACTAGCATGTTGTATTTGAAAATCAAAGGACCAGCAATTGTATAATTCATCTTCTTTTTGATCAAATAGAAAACCAAAGTCTGTAAATTCATCAAATCTTATCTGTGTTTTTTCAGGCATTCTAGTTATTTCAGGTTGACTACGTAATGAAATAGCTTGAAGTACGGTATCAAAATTGCATTGCGTATTTCTTTTATATAGCCAAGATGCTATTTCTTCATCCTCTACTGGACGATTTCTATTGACTACACCAGTAGGCGTAATATCAAATAGTGTATAGCAAGTAATAGTATAACTCATACTACTATTTAATAGAGGTAAAAAAGCCCAAGAAATTCTTGGGCCCTTGTTTCAAAAACTAATTGATTAGTTTGTGAATGTAGCTGTAGCTGTAGCAACTACTGCATTGGCTGCACCACCAGCTGTCAATCCTGTACGAACTGCCGCTTGCAATGTAGTAGCTGTCCATGCACCTGTTGGGTACACAGCCATTGCTAATGTGTCAGGACCAGCAGTTGTGAACTCATAGATATAAACTGTAGCTAATTGTTGAGTAGCTTGAATGATTAAACTAACTTGAGTACCTGTCAACGCACCAGTAGATGCCGCTGTAATAGTGAAGAAGTCTAGCTTAGGACCTTGTGGTTGTACCGTAGCTCCTGAAGTAACAGCGTTTGCACCGCTGTTTGTGTATGCTGGACTATCAAAGTTAATTACCGGTAGAAAGTCGCCATTTGTTTTTGTAAATTGTGCCATTTTAAAATTCCTTTAAGTTTGTGAGCATATAGCTCTACTATTATTTATGCCTGGCAACAAAAAATGTCGGTTTTGGGCTTATCTTCCGGCTAGATTTTGACGACTAAAACCCATTCTATCTACAAATTTCAACCCATTTGATACAAAACCTTCATGTGTTTCGGTTCCGTCTTGTAAATATCCTTTAACAGGACTAACTTCTGCGGCTTTATTCAATTGATTAACTACTGACATTTTGAGTTTATACATCTCAATCCATATAGTGAAAGCACCAACTAACCCAGCTTCATTGGCTTGTAAATGCTCAACTATCTTTGCCTTCATTTTATCAGTCATTGGTCTATTCTGTACAAAGTCCATAAATCCTGCAAGTAAATTATTCAAATCACCCGCAACAATTTTTTTATTAATGTATACAGTAAACAATTGATTAAATGTATTACGTGCTTGAGGAGCAGTATTCATCAATTGGTCTACAGCAGGACCATATTTCTTAATTGCATTCTGTGCATTCTTTACTAATGTGTTATCTAGCTTAAGCTTAGGGGCTGTTGGCATAGCACTAGGTACAATTGCAACATCACTATTATTCTTTAATTGTCCTATATTTCCATTCAACGTAGATGCTTCGTCAGTAGTCATTGCGTTAGGATCAATATACTGGTGAACTGCAATGCCAGCACGTTTTCCACCTATTAATTGTCCAACTGAACTATTAGCTTCTACTTTATAAGTAATACCATTAGGATTAGCTTTGAACACATAACTACCATTTTGGTCTTTTAACGGTTGATGAAATAACAAGTCACCCCAATAATAACCTTTACTATTTTTGCTAGCTTTTTCTAATCCAGGCCATATCTCATTAATAATAGGCCATAAACTATCACGACCTACACCACGAGCTTGGTCATATTGCACAAACTGCTCAGGACTGAATACTTGTCTACCAGTACCGTCTTTCTTATTGAACATATGCTTGTCCATAATACTAAACTTACCTGAACTATTGCGTCCAAATATCAATGCAGGATATCCATCCCATTTGATTGTAACTGTTGCCGGATTCTTAACTGTTGCATTCATGGCTTGTATAGCACGATTAGCACCCTCACTTCCACCCAAAAAGATTAAATCTTCAGGATGGTCTAAATGACCTTTATCTTCATTTATAGATAGTGTGTCAATTTTAGATTTAAGTAATGCTAGTGCTTCCGGTAAATTCATAACTGCTCTTTGTCACTGTTCTTCTTTATTGATTTAGAGAACTTACCCTGGTCACGTGATTTAATCGCACCTAGTAACTTTCTTTCTAATATCTCTGCTTGTTCTTTAGGATAATTCCTATTAATCATCTCTAGCAAATTGATAGCACTAGTAATGATGTTGTGGGCTCTACTCTCAATAACATGGCTTGTATCACGGTTATTGCCAATAGCTTCCAATTCCTGCAGAAGGCTGCGAGTTTGTTTTTGCATAATAGTTTCCTAATAGTATTTATCTACTTTACGGTTTTATTTCTTTAAGCTATTCAGCAAATTCTTCAATTTTGACCCCTGAACATCTACTACAATTTTCTTATTTTCAGGTTCTAGTATCTCTCCTGTAGCTTGGTCTATGATAGGTTCTGTTGATTGCAAGGTACTTTGAGGCTTCAAATAACTCATAATCTGATTAGCACTGGGTTGGGGCTTATAACTATCTTCACCATCACCACCGTTATCACTAATACGCATAGTTTCAATATTGTATTCTAAGTCAATTTTCATACCGACACCTGTTGAACTACGTGACTTCATACATTGAATTTGATACTTACCCCGTTCACGCATACTACGACTTGTAAAGATACCAAACACATTATCAGCAGTATTAATCTTACTGATACCACCTGCAATGTGACTATGGTCAAACTCAATCTCATCAACTGCACTACGATTTAATTGACTTGCAGTTACCATTAATATACCCATCTCTTTTGCAAGATTACGCAATTCTTCTGCAACATACTTGTCTTTAATAAACTGATCATTTGGATTAACTTTAACTGATACCGGCATAACTAGATCCAAATAATCAATCATTACAAAGTCAATATTAATACCTGTTTGTATCTGTACCTCTTTCAAATAAGCACGAATGTCATTTACATTACTTTGTGCAGGCAATCCTTTAACACGATACTTACCTGCTTTCTTGCCAACCATCTTAACTTTAAGTTCAGTTGATCCAATATCTTTACGAATATCTCTTGTTCCCATATTAGTTAACATAGCATCAGTACGCAAACTAGTTAGTTCTTCACTCAATTCTAATGTAACATATACTCCGCTCATACCTGTCTGTAACCAATTCAATGCTATGTTCATCATCACAAGTGATTTACCAGATCCTGAACCGCCGGCAAAGATATTTAATTCGCCACGACTCATACCACCATACAGTATCTTATCCATTTGTGGCCAGCCTGTACTAACTTGTCCACCACTGTTAAAGTATTTGTTAATACGACCGGCTGGGTCAGCAAAGTAATCAGTACCCATGTCTTTTTGTAAACTGATTTGTACCGCATCTTTAATTAGTTTCTCAACCGGACCAAAGTCACCCTTCTCAAGTAAGTCAGCACTTTTTAATATTGCTCTTTCTAATTCTTGTCGTTTAGTAAATGATTCAAATTCTTCAAAGAACCAATCATAATGTCCTTGACTCAATTCAGGTATGACTTCAATATCTATACCAGTTAATGCTTTAATTTGTGTACTGTCGGGTAGCACCCCGTATTTTGTTGTATGTTCTTTGAACAATTCTGCCGCCGGTCGTAGTGATTTATCAAAATTCTCCGAGTTCATGATATTCATAACTCTAGTGTATAATTCGGCATTTGTAATCATCATTTGCAGAAACAACTTCTGCAATTCTACACTATATTCTTTATTATCCGATTGTTTTCTCAATTTTCTTCCTCTGCATTTCTATTTTTATTTTACTCATCGTAGCACTTTGCAAGATGCTTAATAGAGTGGCCAACTTGCCATATCTTACAACAGCATCGTTGACGTCCTTAATATCCGATTCCCAATTAGGTAAACTAACGCTATAGCCTAATTCTAATGCTCTATCACAT